TTTGAACGTACAGGAGAAATGTTGGATGATAAGTTTGGAGAGGTTAAAAAAACAGATGGTTATGGAGAATTTGGTAATTATTATTATGGTGCTGGTACATCTCAACTTTTAAGGTCTATGGGTGATGAAAATGTTAATGGAAGAAATGGTAAGATTGCTGCACACAATAATATTACAGCAAGATTTGTATTTTTTGGTGGTGAAGTAGAAGATAATTCTCCAGCAATACCAGCTGATAGCACTACTGGAAATGTAAGAGGCGATTTTGCTGGTGGAGCACAAAACTCAGTAGTAAAAGAAGCAAACTCTGGTACTCATGAAGTAACAGCAAGTATTGATGTTAGACATTTTAGAACAGAAGGAACACATGGAGGTACATTTGAATATGTCATAAGAGCAGAACTATGGAGAATACCAGACTATACTAAGGCAAATTCTGAAGATATATATGATGCCATAGATAATGACGCTAATTACAATGGCTGGCAAAGAGTAGATGCTGTTCAACAATCTTTTTCAAATGTAGGTAACCATGATACAACATCTAATTTTCAACTATCACATACGACAACAAAGTCAACTGAAGAAACATTTATAGCTTGTATAAACGTACATAGTATAGATTATCCACAAGGAAATGGTGGTAGTGTTACTTTTGGAATAAGTGGAGGTTTTTTAAAAATAGAAGGTTCACCAACATATTCAGCAGGTGACCCTATAGACGATATAAACTTTTTAATACCAAAAGGTAAGCAATCAGATTTTGTATCAGGCTTGACACAAATGTTTAATTTACAATACTTTACAGACCCTATACAAAAGAAAGTTTATGTAGAGCCTTTTGATTTCTTTTATGGTAAAAGAGAGGATGCACTTAATTGGTCTGATAAGGTAGATTATTCAAAAGATATAACAGAAGATTTTATAGATGATTTAAAATCTACAATTATATTTAAATACAAAGATGCTTCCAATGATGCTTTTTTAGAGAAATATAACAAAAAGAATTATACCGATTATGGTGCTTATAAAGAAATAAATACAAATGGGGTTTTTCAAGATGGAGAATATGTTATAGAAAATAAATATTTTTCTCCAACTTTTAGTTTTCCTGAGCCACAATATCTAAATCCTGAAAATAGTAATCCAAATAGTAGAGCAGAGCCCACTATACCTATAATACATACTGAATACACAAATTTACTAACAGATAAAGAAGTACAAAGACCAGAAAAAGACTTTAGTATTGGTGCTAGAATATTTTTAACTTTACCTGTAGTTTCTGATGAAGTAACACTTGATGGTTTGCCAGTGCCTACTTTTTATCATAGTTTTCATCAAGATGGTAGTATAAACTATTCAAGAGCAGCTAATGATGAATTTCCAACTAATGGTAACTCTGAAAAAGGGGGTACAAAAGCTAATTTTATTTGTTTAGATAGCTTTCAACAACAACTTATAATTACTAATTTTACTACTCCTGCTACAGCTACAGAAGATGTTGGCTTTGTGCAGTTTAGTATAGGAACTTATGATGGAGTTGAACATAAGATAGACCCTAACCTATCTTTTAATGATGTCAAGTTTTTACATGAAGATGTAGGTACTCACACAGGAAACAAAACTTTAAAAGGTTTGTACCATAATTTTTATGCTAAAATGTTTGCTCAACTTAAAAATAATCCAAGAGTAAAAACTATATTCTTAAAATTAAAACATAATGATATATTAAATTTTGATTTTAGAAAGATTATTTACATAGAAGGTGTTTATTATAGAGTAAACAAAATAGTTGATTACAAGCCTCACACTAATGAATCAACAAGGGTAGAGTTAGTAGAGCATTATGATTTAGGTAAAGCTTCTGTAATAGGAGATATAATGGATTTAACTGAAGGTTTAAATATATAGATATGTCAATAAAATCAGGAAAACTTTCTGCACAGAAAAAAAATATAGTAGTAAACAAATTATACTGTTTAGTTGATGGTGTATTGACTCCTATGGTATATACAGAAAAAGGAGAAGATGGTAATGAGTATTACAATGAGCTGATGATTTCTAGTCCTAAAAGAATAATACAAATATCATCAAGTGCACCAAGACATTCTTTTCCTCTCTTAACAGAATTTAATGTAGCAACAACAACTACTACAGCACAAAAAGGCACAGTAACTACTTTTGCAGATGTTACTATACAACCTGTATTTCTTTTTGATTACAAAAAGCAAGTAATACAATCAGCTAGTAGATTAGCTACTTGGGCTTCTTGTTATGGTGGTTTTATTTTATCTAATGGTACATCAAACCTTGCACCTAAACTTGGAAGAAAAGCAGGAGGTGTAAATGAAGAATCTTCAATATATTTTGATGGTAATCATTCAGAAGGAGATTTTGTATCATCTAGTGCTAATATAACTATGTCAGGTGATTTTACTTTATTTTTACATTTTGTTTATGAGCAAGAGAAATATATAAGGTTATTAGGTAATTCTTCAGATGCTAATGTTTATGTAGGTTTTAATGAGGATGCTAATCGTAATTTTCATTTTGGTTTAGGTTCTGGTAAAACATATACAATATCAATGGGTGATAATGCTTGTACGGCAGACCCAACATTAATAACAGTACAAAGAAAAGGAACAACTCTAACTGTTAGAAAAAACAGAAAACAAATAGGAAGTACAACTGTAGCTACTGATGATTTAGTTATAGATCAAGTTGCTAGATGGGGTACTAGCAGTTTAACTTTTGGAGGTAATATAAGTTACTTAGCAGGATATGATGGATGTATAAGCACTAAATTAGTAAGTATAGAAAGAGCAATAATCAATCATTCGCAAAAAGCAAGATTATAATGGATAGCAAAATAAGAATAGAAGTAAAAAAAATAAGTGATGAAATTGTTGAAGGCTTCAGAAAAGAGCTAATTCAGCAAGGATATTTTGCTAGTGGTTCTTTAGACAAATCATTTAAAGTTAGAATACAACACAAACCATCATTAATAAATGTAGATGTATTTTCTAATGATTATGCAAAAATATTAAACTATGGTGCAAAACCATTTTATCCTGACATCAAAGAACTAGAAAGATGGGTAGAAGACAAAGGCTTTGCAAATACACCAGCAGAAAAAAATAGAATAGCTAGAAGTGTTGCAAGCAGAATAGCACAAGAAGGATTACCACATCCAAATAAAACTTATTCTAAAAATGGTAGAAGAACAAGGTTTATTGATACTGTTGTAGAAAAAAAACAAGATGATATAATGCAAAGATTAGTAAAAGCTTTTGACCAACAAATAGAACTTTACTTTAATATAATACCAAATACAATATAATGGCAGAGATTAAAAAAATATTTAATTTAAAAATAGTAGGCACTAACGACTTAATCAAACTAAGAAACGAAATATCTACAACTGAAAAGGCATTAAAAAAACTTAAAAGTGAAACAAAAAAGAATGGAGAGCTTACTGAAGAACAATCAAGAAAATTTATAGAGCTTGAAACTTCACTAAAAGCTAATAGAAAAAATTATAGAGGTGCTCAAAAAGATTTGCAAAATTTAAGTCAAGCACAAAAGAAATCAGGTAGCTTTACTATGAAAATGGCTAAAGCTTTTGGTTTAGCACAATTAGCAGTTGATGGTTTTAAAATGGCTAGTAGAGCTTTGATGAGGCAAATACAAGACTCTGTAAAAGTTTTTGCAGACTTTGATATACAAATGCAAAAGGTAAAAGCTATTAGTGGTGCAAATGCTTCTGAATTTATCAAATTATCAAAATCAGCACAAGAGCTTGGTCGTTCTACATTCTTTACAGCAACACAAGTTGGTGAGCTACAAATGAACTTTTCTAAATTAGGATTTACTGCTACAGAAGTTTTAGCAGCACAATCTGCTGCACTTGACATGGCAACTGCAACAGGAGAAGATTTAGCAAGGACAGCAACAGTAATTGGTTCTTCTATTAGAGGTTTTAATTTAGATGCTTCAGAGGCAGGTAGAGTTGCTGATATTATGGCTGCTTCTTTTACAAGTTCTGCTCTTGACTTAGAAAAGTTCCAAACATCTATGACAAAAGTTGCACCGATTGCTGAACTTATGGGTGTAAGTATAGAAGAAACAACTGCAATTATGGGTAAGCTTTCTGATGCAGGTATTGAAGCATCTATTGCTGGTACATCACTTCGTAACATATTTCTTAAAATGGGTGACCCTTCTTCTGACCTTGCTAAAGCTTTAGGTAAGACTATTGGTTCTGGGGAGGAGTTAGTACAAGAATTAAAAAATCTTAGAGATGCAGGTGTTGATGTAGAAAAGATGTTGGCTGTTGTTGACCAAAGACAGGTTGCTGCTTTTGCTACAATGGTAAAAGGTGTAGATGTGATAGAAAAACAAATATTAGCCTTAGAAGGAGCTGAAGGTGCTGCTGCTAATATGGCTTCTACTGTTGGTGACTCTTTGCAAGGTGCTATGCTACGTTTTAAATCAGCACTTGATGGATTAAAAATAGTTATAGTAGAAAGCTTTGCCCCAGCATTACAAAGTACGATTGATGGTTTAGCTAAATTTTTTAACATAATAGCTAAAAATAAAGCTACAACTATGTCAGAGAATTTAGAAGTAGAAAGAGAAAAAATGAACGCTTTGTTTAAAATAACATTAGACCAAAATGCAGAATTGTCAACAAGACGAAAAGCTATACAAAAACTTAATAGTGAATTTAAAGAATATTTACCAAATTTAATTACAGAAAAAGACACGCTTGAAGATTTAGCTAAAGCACAAAAAGATACAAATGAGCAAATGTCAGCTCGTATATCATTGTTAGCAGCAGAAGAATTATTAGTAGATGCTGCCAAAGCTAAATTAGAAAGAGAACAAGAGTTGTTTAAACTAACAGAAAAAAGAAACATTTTACAACAAAAAATATTATCAGGAGAGGTAGATATACAGCAAGGTAAATTTAAAACAATAAATTTAACTCAAAACGAATTAGATGCAATTAACACTTCTATAAAAGCCTTAAATGAAAAGGGTGTAGGGGAACAACAAAATATTGATATACTATTAAAAAAAGCACAAGAGTTAGGTTCTACTCTTAAAATGGTAAATGGTCGAGTTACAAATTTAGGAACAAGTGGAGGTACAGAAGGTACAGGAGGTGGTGGTTCTACAGTAACAGGAGAACAAGGATTATCTCCAGCTCAACAAGAGTTAAAAGATACAGAGTTACAGTTACAATTAGATTTATTAGCAGCACAACAAGCTTTTGCTAGTGGCACTATTGAAACTAGAGAAGAATTAAACGAATTTTTATTAGATGATACTATACATCATCTTGGAGAAATGTTAAAAATAGAAGGATTAGCAAATGAAGAAAGGCTAGATTTAGAAAAAAGATTAGCACAAGCTAAAAGTAAATTAAGAGATGAAGAAATAAAAGATACAATAGAAGGTGAAAAACTTAAAAAAGAAGCTTTAGAAAATAATATAAACACCATGAAAGAAACTGGTCAAGTTCTAATGAATATAGGGCAGATTACTGGTAAAAACTCATTAGCTGCAAAAGCAGGTATTAAAATAAGTCAAGCTGCTGCTATAGCTGATGGTGTTCATGGATTGATAAATGCTAAAGTAGGTATAGCTGCACAAGCAAAGTTACCTTTCCCATCTAATATTTTAGCTATGGCATCCACAGCAGCACAGGTTGCTTCTATTGTAGTTGCAATTAAACAATTATTAGGAGGAGCAGGTGGTTCTGGAGGAGGAGCAGGTGATGTAGAAAGAGCAAGTACAAACGCAGAAGGCACAGCTACATTTGCTAGAGGAGGTTTAACTAATGGTGGTGTATTTCAAGGTGCTTCTCATGCTAATGGTGGTGTTAAGTTTGCAGTAGGTGGTAGAGTTATGGAAGCAGAAGGTGGTGAAGCAATAATTAATAAACGATCTACATCTGCTTTTAGACCTATATTATCTGCTATAAATTCTTTCAATGGTAATGGTGTTAAGTTTGCTGATGGAGGATTAATTAGTTCTGGAGAAAGATTTGCTTTAGGTGGTGAGCTAAGAAGCATACAAAATATTGTAAGTAATAATACAGGTACTTCACAAGTTATAGTTGTAGAAAGTGAAGTTACAACAACACAAAATAGAGTATCTGCATTAGAGAGTCAAGCATCTTTCTAACAATTAGATGTTAATAAAATATTAATAACTTTTTGCAAAGTTTTACGTAAATGTATAAATTAGATTATGGCAATACGTCAAAATAAGCTTGAAATAGTCAATCAGTTTGTAGAAAAAACTTATGATGAAATAAAAGCTAAATACTCTGAAGAAGCTGGTATTAAAAATGTTTTAAATTTTCTTATAGAAAAAGGCTTAGTTGACCCTAAAAAACTAAGAGATTATATGGTAATGTCAGATTTTGCTGGAATGTTGAAAAAAAACAAAGGCAAGGTTGTTTATGCTTTTATGGATTTATCTGTTAAGTACGATATAACAGAAAGAACAGCAGCTAATATTGTATATAAAAGAAGTAAGAGTTTTAAAAAAGAATACAACATTAGATAAAAAATTCCAACTTTTTCCTATTCAAAATAAAGGTATATCGTATTTTTGCAAAATGAATAACTGGTACACTTTTGAAAACAATGCAAGTTTTGTGGAAATTTCTATTTATGATGAAATAGGAGATTATGGAACTTCAGCAAAAAATTTTATACAAGATTTAAAATCAGCAGGAGATAAAAACATAACCCTCAGAATGAACTCTGTAGGTGGTAGTGTTTTTGATGGTCTTGCTATATATAATGTATTAAGATCACATAAAGGTCATGTCAATGTAAAGATTGAAGGTTTGTCTGCATCTATTGCTAGTATTATAGCTTTAGCAGGAGATAAAATAGAAATGGCTGAAAATGGATTTTTTATGATACATAATCCTTTTGGTAAATCAGCAGGTGATGCAGAAGATATGCGTAAAACAGCAGATTTACTAGATAAGATTAAACAAGAGCTTGTATCTATCTATGCGAGTAAAACTGAGTTAACAAACGAAGAAATCTCAAATATGATGGATGAAGAAACTTGGCTAACAAGTCAAGAGGCTAAAGAGATGGGTTTTATAGATGTTATTACAGAACCTATTAAAGTAGCTGCAAGTTTTAACTTCTCTAAGTTTACTAATGTAAATGAGTCAGAAGTTAGAAACAAACTAGAGTTAATTAGTAATATTAAAAAAACGAAAATGACTGACGAATTGAAAAATTGGTTTAATGGTGTTAAAGATGAAATAATTAATGCTGTTAAGGGTAAAGACGTAGATGAAAACCCAGTTAATGAAGTTTCTGTTGTTCTTTCTGACAATGACGAGGTAG